TTTGGGTTTCTGAAGTTCTCATTTGTGTTTGGTTAATTGATTGATTTATCAGCCGGCTGATTACCGGCTGATTTTTAAACTAAAAACGTAAATTAAAAATGCAAGAAGAAGTAAAAAAAAGAATTAAGCTATTAGGACTAAAGAAATCTCACGTAGCAAATAAGATAGGTGCATCTAGTTCAGAGCTTTCTCACTTTCTTTCAGGACGAAGAAATTTAGACAATTTAAAGCTGACTGCCTTAAAATTATATTTAGGGTTAAATTAATATTTTTTTGTTTTATAAGGTAAAAAATAATTTACAATGGCAGAAAATAAAACATCATTTCTATTATACTGCGATATTATTCACACGGTAAATAAGCTTTCAGACGAACAATCTGGAATCCTTTTTAAACACATTTTAGCATACGTTAATGACCAAAATCCGGTAACAAACGATGTTATAATTGAACTTGTTTTTGAACCTATAAAACAGGGTTTAAAACGTGATTTGCAGAAGTATTTAAACATCTGCGAAAGGAATAAAAAGAACGGTGAAAAGGGCGGTAGGCCTGAGAAGAAACCCAAAAAACCCAGTCGGTTAATTAATAACCCAAATAACCCAGACGAACCCAAAAAAGCCGATAGTGATATTGATAGTGATATTGAGATAAACAAATATATATATTCAAAATTTTATGACACCGAAATTTCACTATCAAAAAACAATGAAAAATACATTGCATTAGTTAAATACATTTTTGGTGAAAATGATCTTAGTAGAAAACTATCAGGTCTTTTATCAATTACTGAACAATTAACATTCGAGCAATTTTCAAAGCTAATAACAAAAGCAGAATTACATGGCGTTTTACTTATGGATATAGTAGAAAAGATTGAAAACGATAAAAAATATTGGAAGGGAAAAGTTTCATTATATCGGACTATGAATAACTGGGTAGAATCAACATTCCTAAAGAAATGATAAACGAACTTAAATACATTTCCGAAACTGAAAACCTGATAGCTTTTTATAAAGACAAAAAGAATCAGGCCATAAAAGATTATATTGTCACTTGTCACAATTATATCAATGAATTGCGTAACTTAGACACTATTGAAATTTTTAACGAGCTTGAATATGAAAGGATCTTTTTTCAGGTATTAAGTTTAGTTGAAGAAACATTTAGACCAGATCAATTTCGTTCCATTGTCACTGAATCAATTGTAAGGTATCTGGATGATCAATTTATGATCTACATTATTTCAGTTCAAAAACAGCTTAAAAAGCCCATAAAATGGGATTTACTTATTGAATTACAATTTAACTACTCTATGGCTAAAATTAAATGGCTTTGTATAAATGGATTTAATTCTGACTTTGAAAACTTTGCAATAAAAAATATAACATTAACCGAATTATTTAAACTAAAACCATGACAGCTCAGGAAATATTAAATGAAATTGAAGAAAAAAGTACATGGTGCTTATCTTTTGAAATGATAGATGAGATTATAATTCCAGCTATGGAAGCATACGGAAAACAGCAATACAACCAAGCTATTGAAGATGCTGTTGAAAATGCTACTACGGAATGTACATCAACGTGCATTAGAGTTTATAAGCAATCAATATTAAAACTTAAAAAATGAGCGAATTTGATAATTTAAGCAACTCGCTTAATTCATTCCTTTCTACTGAAAAAATAGAACCGCCAAAGGATGACGAGGCTAAGATGTGGGAATATATCGAACAGGCGCAAATTAGCTACAATTGCCCGATTAATAAACCGCCTGCAATAATGAGCCTGATTGAATGTGATAAGACTATACCTATTTTCACAAAAGGTAACTTCTCACTTTTCAAAGGTCAGGCAAAGAGCCGAAAAACATTTGGACTTTCAATGATCGCAGCAAGCTTAGGGTACAATACCAAAATATACAATAAGTTTCTACCAAATATGGCAGGCCAAACTACTCTTTTTATTGATACTGAACAATCAGACTATCATGTTTACCGATTTGTTAGTTCAGTTGTTAATGTTTCTTTATTTGACGGTCAACATCAGAATTTCAGGGCAATAGCATTAAGGAAATACGAAACTTCAATGCGATTGAAAATAGTTGAATTTTTGATATATAATGTTTCGAATTTAGGCTATGTTATAATCGATGGTATTCGAGATTTAATTACTGATATAAACAGTCAGGATGAGGCTAAAATGATCAGCGATAAATTACTGAAATGGACAAAGGAAAAAAACATTCATATTTCATGTGTATTGCATGAAAATAAAGAAGGTGGCAAGGCTCGCGGGCATATTGGAACAGAGCTAGTAAACAAGGCCGAAACAGTTATAAGATTTGAAAAGAATGTACAAGATAAAAGGCAATCAATAATGAGTCCTGAAGATACCAGAGGCGAGGAGTTTGAACCTATTTATTTTGAGATTGACCAGAATGAACACGGATTATTTCCGGTAATTGTAGAGAAAAACGAATTTACAACTAAACAGCAATCAGATAGATTTTAAAACTTAAAAACATGAACGAACAACAAGAAACTTTACTTAAAGAAGCAACAGAAAATGCTGCAAAAATTTTATTTATTGCTTTTAAAACTTGTGAATTAAAATCACACATTAGCTTTATTTGCGAAATAGAAGGAAAGTTGTATAAAATGACTTTTGAAGCGGTAGAAAAATGAAAATCTATTACGACTCTTTACCCCGTTTTACTAATCGAATAATAAAGCAATGGATTAAACAAGGCTTTAAATACAATTCAGGCAACGTACAGCTAATTAAGTTCGCATGGGTAGCTAAGAAGTATTGGGCAAATAAAAAAGCTCTTAAAATGGCTAAAACGAATAAAATTGACATTAACCAATTAACACTACGATAAAATGAGCATTGAATCAAGAATTGCAAAGATTTTAGAAGCGATTGACGAACTGAACAAAGATCAGGACTCGATAACGCTAAAGTTAGACGTAAAAATCAGGCATCAAAAAAATTACTTGACATTAGAACAGGTAATGCAGTTAGTTTGCGATAACACCGGATTAACACCCGAGCAAATAAATCAGTCAGGGCGCAAAGAGGAAATAGTAATACCCCGCCAAATTTGCCATTATTTAGCCTTTAAGAAGTCTAAAAGCAATCTGGCTGCAATAGGTGCTTACTTTGGTGGAAAAGATCATTCAACGGTATTAAACTCGATAAATAAAATTGAGGGTAGATTAGCATTTGATAATGACTTTAAAGACAAATACGGATTTTTTCTGAATAATTACTGATGTGTTAAAAAACATCTAAAATATTTTGCTTAGGGTATTGTGTATATTAAACTTTTGTTTTATCTTTACATCATACAAATAACGCAAAAACAAAACATCATGAAAGCAATTCAAGCAAACGAAATTTTAACATCACGTTCAATATGTGATTCAAATTGTATTTTCAAATTAACAGTTATTGAAAGAAATGGAAATTTTGCAAAAGTAAAATATGATGGTATCGAAAAAAGGACTAAGATTTATAAAGATCTTTATGGCGATGAATATTTGATGCCAGAACGTTATTCAATGGCTCCAATTTATAGAGCTATAACTGAAATTATTGATTGGGAAAAGGAATTATTAAACTAAATAACAACACCTGTGCTATCGGGATAACGGGCATAAACTTTAAAACTAAAACACAATGGAAAACTTTATCTCAAATTTTTGGAATGCATGGACTTTGTTAGACTTAGTAATCATGCTTATTTTAGCAGCGTGTTGGTACTTTACCAACGAAAAGAAACGTGATCTACAAACTGAGTACAACTATTCAGATTTCATGCTTAAATGCGAACAAACTAAGTTCGAAAACGAAAAGACCCGCTCACTTTCTTTGAAGCTCGAAAATGAAAAGCTTAACCACGAAAAGCAAGAACTACAATTTTTACTTGATGCTGATGAAGAAATAATCCAATCTTTTCATGATAAGATCAGCCGAAAAGATCAGCCAAGAGATAAGAAAGGGCATTTTACTAAGGTTGAAAAAGAGCCGGAAAAAGAAGTAATCGAATGGGTATGCAATACAACAGAATACGAACCATATTTTACAAAAGGCAATACTTATAAAATGGCTGAAATGAAATCAATTGGAAACGATTTGATTTGGATTACAGATAATTCAGGAAAAACATATTTAGCTTATAAATCAGACTTTAAACCTGTAACAAAATGAAACCAAAAACTAAAATCAATTGGATATTTGCTTTGTCATATTTAGGATTCTTTTTAGTAATAATATTTATAGCAGCAAGCGACTACCTTTTTTCAACCTCTTTAGCGTTCATTAAATTCCTTAGCTTTGATACTTGCGTTGCCGTTATTTACGGATTTATAGCAATTTCAGCTATTGTAATATTATTCAAAGTAGGCCGACAAATCTTTAACAATCTGAAATAATGAAACGGAATCCTAATAAACATGAAAACTGCGTTACTGAAGAAATGGAATACATTTCTAAAGCTAAAAAGCTAGTAAAAGAGCGCAAAAAGTGGGAAAAGAACCAACGATTTGAAATTATTCAAGTTGATGCAAAGACGGTAACTTACCGGAAAATGGGTAAAGAAGAAAAAATAAAAAAAGGAATGCGGATACATAAAGGGGAGATTTAAATAGAAAACCCCGATCAAATGACCGGGGTAAACCTAACTAAAACTAAACCTATGAAAAAAAATCAACATTCAAAATTAAAAAATAGTTTTATTATTTGCAAGTGTAAAAAATGTTTAGTAAATTTAACAAATAAAAAAAAAGGCGTTTGTTGTTTTTCAACGAAAGTTTATGGTGCAATTCCATTTTAGACATTAGTGTGTTAGTCATAAGCTGTTCAAATCTGCTATCGGAGTGAACTCTTCGAGTTGGGTTCTGGCTAACAAAAACAATAATTGCTGTTACAGGGTGTAACTTCTTGATCGGAGTTACACCCACAAGGCATAAGCCGAAATCTAAATACTCAAAATAATGAAATGGATTAAATTAAAAGAATTTTGCAACTCATTAAATGATGAGCAACTTCAAAAAAAAGTTATTGTTTGGCGCGAAGATGAAGCTATTAGTAATATTAACGCTGAATTACTTTTAGAAGATCAATACATCGGCGATGGAGAGGATGAATGTTATCCAGAAAGCGATGCAAGAGAACCGATTGAAAACCTTAAAAAAGTTTATTCAAAAGGTGATCCTATTCTTTGGGAGGCATTTTAAAGAAACAATCAGCCACAAGAGGATTGGCTTGTAGGAACAACAAGCAAGTGGATGATGGGGATATAAAACAAATGCAAAAGTGAGCCAGTCTAACCGAAAACTGAAATATTCGGAGAAAAGGATGAGTGTTTGTAATTTGGTGTTGAAGGTTCGAGTCCTTCTATCCCCACGAACCGTTGATAATATCCAAATAAGTATCTGCTCAAAAGGGCATAGTTTGGGTGTTTGTTTTGCTAAAAGGATACGGTAAATCGCCGTATCCTTTCATAACAAATAAATTACTAAATTTGTGAATATAAAATCAGCAAATGGCAACAAGAAAACCATCATTAATAGCTGACATAATTAGAGAATATTTACTTAAGTATCCTTTGCACTCAAAAAAGAATTTAGCAAAATTGTTATACTCTGAGCGTCCAATGTTGTTTAAAGATGTAGAATACGCCAGAAGTATGATACGATATTACACCGGAAATATGGGAGACATAAAACGTAAATCTAAAACCGCTTATTATGACGAACTTAGAAAACAAATTTAACTTACCTGAATCCTTAATCGACTCATTTGAGCCGTTTAACTTTCCTGAACGTGGCAGAGTATTGGTATTTGGTGACGTTCATGTTCCTTTTCACAATACGATCGGACTATCAGCAATGATTGATTACGCATTGAAAAACAACGTCACTATGCTGTTTATAAACGGTGATTTTTTCGATCATTATGCCTTAAGCCCGTTTGCCAAAGACCCAGACAAAAAAGACTACAAAAAGGAAATAACAACAGGCCGAGAATTGTTAGCTAAGTTTGCCGAAATATTCCCAAATACTCAAAGGTTTTATAAGTTTGGAAATCACGATGAATGGTATCAAATGTACCTTTGGCGCAAAGCTCCCGAATTATGGGGAGATCCTGACTTCCATTTAGAAAACAGGGTATGTGCTAATGAAAACGGATTTACTGTAATTAAAGACAAAAGAATCGTATTGCTTGGTAAACTTCCTGTATTGCACGGGCATGAAATAAACATGAAAGGAACAACCGTAAACCCGGCCAGAACGCTTTATTTGAAAGTTAAACATAGCTGTGTATGTAATCATTTGCACGTTAGTTCTCAGCATAATGAAAAGGATATTAACGGAAAACATATTTCGACATGGTCAATTGGTCACATGGGAATAGAACATCCCGAATATGCACCAATAAACAGTTGGAATTTAGGATTTGCTATTATCGATTACGACCCTGAATACTTCGAAGTCAACAATTATAAGATCATAAACGGCAAAGTTATCAGAACATAACGACTGAATAAGCCTACAAAAACAGTAAAATATTAATTTAATGACGTAAAAAATCAACAAAATGAGCGTAAACAAATGTATTTTCATAGGGAATTTAGGTAAAGACCCTGAAACAAGACAAATAAACGAAACGTACAAAGTAAGTAGTTTTTCTTTGGCCTGTTCTGAAAAGTGGACTGATAAGAATGGAGAGCAAAAAGAAGCTACTGAATGGATTAATTGCCGTGCATCGAATAAGCTTGCAGATATTTGCGAAAAGTACTTGAAAAAGGGAGATAAAGTGTATATTGAAGGCAAATTTAAGACTCAATCATGGGATAAAGAAGGCGTTAAGCAATACACTACTTTCATCGAAGTTCAGAGTTTGCAGATGTTAGGAAGTAAGCCAACAAATCAGACTAGTGAAGAAACAAGTAAACCCGAAAGTCAACAGAGTGAACCAGAACCGGATGACCTCCCGTTCTGATATTAACAATTAAAACTTAAAAAACTATGAATACAATCTTAATACTTTGGACTATCGGAGCTGTAATATTAGCTTATTACGCTATTTTAGAGCTTATAACAAAAGAATACGAAATGGGATTAGCTCTTATCATATTGGCCTTATTTCCAGTTACTGCTATTCTATTTACTGCAATAGTACTAGCCGGTTTAATCAGATACTTTATTTTCAAGCGTCCTAATACGTTTAAACAGTTTATGACTGATATTAAGAATGAATTGGGAGGGGTTTAAAATGGCAGCGAATAAAACAGATCAGGAAAAAGAACTTAACGAAAGACAAAAGACTTTCTGCAATGAATACATTTACGATTGGAATGCAACACGGGCTTATTCAATCGCATATCCCGATGAAAAGACTAACGAATCAATCAGGGCTAACGCAAGTCGCTTGCTAACACATGATAACATTCAAGCCTATATCAAGGAAATACAATCAGACATTCAAAAACAGGCCGGAATTAGCCGATTAATGGTCATTAACGAGCATAAAAAGCTTGCATTTAGCTCCATTGCACATCTGCATAACAAATGGATTGAATTGAAGGATTTTGAGTCATTAACGGATGAGCAAAAAGATTGCATTGCCGAAATAGATACAAAGGTTTTGAAAAAGAATCTAGGTACTAGGGATGAGCCTGAAATTGTAGATGTTGAATACGTTAAGATAAAACTATACGATAAGCAAAAATCACTCGATTCTATTTCAAAGATGCTAGGGTTTAATGAGCCTGATAAAGTTGAAACACGGCAATCAATCGAATATGTAAACGTGTCGAAGCAGTTTCCAGACAGAAAGTAATGCAATTTTATCCATGCTTCACGGGTGGAATAAAACAAAATAGCCAAATTAGGTTAAAATACTATTAAAATGATCTATTTCATATCGACATACCATAAGATTAAGCAAATAAAGTCAAAGATTAAAGTTATTCAAGGGGGGCAAGGTGCAGGCAAGAATGTTTCAATTTGTCAAATCTTAATGCAAAAGGCAATTGAAAAGAAAAGATTGATTACAGTAATGACTGACACCTACGATAACTTAAAAGACGGCGCAATATCTGATTTTAAGAATCAATTTTTTGATGCGGGCTTAGACTTTGAAGCGTGTTTCAATAAGACCGAAAAGGACTTAAAAATAGGTCAATCAGTTATTCAGTTCAGGTACATATCTGATATTAAAAAGTCAGCTGGTAAATCAAAGCGAAGGGATATTCTTTACATCAATGAAGCAAATAAAATCGGGTGGGAAGTTGCATCTACTTACATCGGACGTACACATGAAGAAGTTTATATAGATTATAATCCCGACTTTGAATTTTGGGCGCATACCGAAGTACCTAAGTTGAAAGATGCAAACGGAAACCCAATAAGCGAACAGATAGTAGTTACCTATCTTGACAATGAAATGCTACCAGAATCGGAAGTTAACTTCATTGAATCAAGAAAGGATAATATTGAATGGTTTCGAGTTTACGGATTAGGCCAAACAGGATTCTATTCAGAAAGGCGCATCTATAAGTATCAATTCTGTAAAGAAATTCCTGCAACGGCTAAACGAATACCTTCAGGCATGGACTTTGGAGTAAGTCCAGACCCGACTGTTTTAATTGATGTTTGGAAAAAAGATAATTGCTTATATATTGACGAGGTTTTCAGTCTAAATAACCTGATGCCTGAAAAGATTGAAGGTGCTGAAAGAATGTCAATAGTTGATCAGCTTAAGTTAGTGGGGCATAATCCAGGACAATTAATCATTGCCGATAGTGCTGGCAAAACAGAGATTAACGATCTTAAAAAGCATAGGTATAATGTGAGAGGAGTTGTTAAGAATGCAGGCTCTGTAATAACCGGAATAGGCAAAGTTAGGGGATATGATCTTTATTTGACTGAACGCTCTGTAAACCTCAAAAAAGGCATTGAATCGTGGTTCTGGAAAATAGATGCGAATGGTAAGATTATTCCTGAGCCTAACGGGCATGAACCTGACGGATTAGCAGCATTGAGATATGTTGTAATGGAACATGATAAAAAAGAGTTTAGCGCATTTTGGTAATACGTTTTAAATAATAGTAATTAAATTATAAATACATAAATATGAAAAATACAAAATTTAATAAGAGGTTTTTTATCAGAAGAATTATTGCCTTGCCTTTCATTTTTATTATAATTTTTATATCTCATAATACATTTGTTTTAAGAAGAACATATTTCTATTTGATGTTTGGCGGTGAGTATATTAACTTTGAAGAAAATGAAAGAGAATCTATATCAGAAATATTTGAAATGTTAAAAGAGATTAAAAATAAGCAAAAAGTTTCAGAAAAAGAAACTGAAGTTATTTAAATTTCTATTTATAAAACCAATTTTAAGCCGGATTAATTTCCGGTTTTTTTACGCTTAAAAAATAATTTGTGTTTTAAAACATATTTCTAATAATTCTTTCTAAATTTGTAAAAATTGATTTTCAAATGACTATACTTTCTATTGAAGATATTGCGAATATAATCAATGCCGGAAAACCTGAATGGATTGACGAGGCGTGCGAATATCGAAAGAAACTAAATGTGCATATAAATGGTGATGACGTAGATGAATATCTCGAATCTATTAACCATTATGAAAATGCAAGGCAGTATCAATTAAGGAAACAATTTGCAACTTCTAATAAGTACGTCTTTGAAAATCTACTCAGGCCGATTGATAAAATATTCAGCGCAAAAGGCGGTAATAAAACTTATTTAGCATCTACAACTAAGCAGCAATTAACGCTTAAGGATAAGCTATCAAACATCGAGTCTGGTTATTCTATTCAAGATTGGATTCAAAAGATTCAGGCTAATAAATTCTATTCAGACCCTAACGGATTAGTGTTCTTTGAGGTTAAAGACGGCGAAACATACCCTACCATTAAGTCAATAAAATGTATCTTTAATTATTTGGCAAATGGTAGAAGTGTTGAATGGGTAATATTCAAACCGTTCAAAAAGAAAACAGCATCGGGGCTAGAAGTAAGGGGAGAGTTTTATAGGGTTGTTGATTCTGTTAACGATTATCTTGTTCACAAAGTCGATGAAAGTTATACAATTGTAAAGGATGAAACCTATAAGCTATTATTTAGCAGATGTCCGGCAATTATTAATTCAGACTTAATAGACGCTGAATTAGAAATGAAAAAAAGTCCGGTTGATTCAGTTGTTGAATTGGCAGACCATTATCTAAACACATCATCTGTTAAAAATATTTATGAGTTTCTGCATGGATACCCTATCTTTTGGGCATACGTTCAACCATGCCGAAAATGCGATGGAACAACACTATACGAAGGCGAAAAGTGCCCTGCTTGCAACGGTGAAGGTCATACGTTCAGAAAGGACGTTTCAGACGTTATAAAGCTTAAACCGCCAACAAGTACAGACGAACCTACCATCGCACCAAACGTAGCTGGTTATGTTCAACCTGACTTAGAAGTTTGGCGAGAGCAAAGAGTAGAATTAGATTGGATTTGGTCATTGATGCACTTTTCGATGTGGGGTACTGCATTACAGGAAAAGAGTAAAAACGACACTGCAACGGCTGCATTTTTGGACGTTCAACCCGTGAATGATAGGCTTAATCAAATAGCCGATTCATTTGAGGACATGGAAAAGAAAATGACTGACTTTATAGGAGAGTTTTATTTGAAAGCTTCTTATAAAGGTTCATCTATTAATTATGGTCGCAGGTTCTTAGTAGAAAGTCCAGACCAGATTTGGAACAAATACGAAAAGGCAAAGGCAGCGGGATGCCCAAAGGTTAGCCTAGACTATCTTTTAAATCAATTCTATCAAGCTGAATTTGCAAACGATATTGAGAGCCTGACGATAGCAACTAAGGGCATAAAATTAGAGCCTTTTGTCCATAAGTCAGACGAAGAAATAAGTAAATTAACTGAACTTAAAACAGAGGATAAGCTAAGAAAATACTATTTCAATGAATGGTTTAAGCTTATTCCTTATGAAGACCTTTTGATTAAAACAATTGAAAATCTAACAGTAGAATTTGACAATTATTTAAAAACTAAAAATTATGATGCAAGACAAGAAACACATGGAGTACAAGGTGACGGAATGGGACAGTCAGGCCAAAACTAAGATCATTCGTAAAGAACTAACTAAACGTGGTTCAGTTATGATCTCTGAACGTGACGCAAGAACAAACAATTTACAAACATCTGCAACCGGATTGTTTTACGAATTGGCAGAAGAAAAGAAAG